TGCTCCAACAGTCAAAGGGGCGTTCGGAATCCAAGGACGGCATCGGTCCGACTCCAATGCCAGCCACTCAGCCCCATCCACTCGTCAGGGTGGGGCCCACAACTTGCAACAAGCAAAGGAAAAACAATGAGCGACAACCTCAACCACATCAACGAATGGCCTGACCGGGAGATCAACGAACTCTTGGCCGAACAGCCCGCAGGATGTCACTTCCATCAAATCGTGTTCAACGATGCGGGTGAAGTGATGAACCTCAAACCAGTCAAGGCATGACACCAATTCTTCCCATGCGCTTAGTGCGATTGGCGTATGGGACTTCGGGTGGAACGGCACGACAGGAACCGTCCACCGGCATCGTACGGGCTTTCAAAACCTCCTTTCCCCATGCGAAGCCGGAAGACTGAGGGCACCGAACACGGTTCCGACCGGCGGGTTCGACTCCCGCACCACCCACGCAAACCATCAACAGATCGGAGAACACCATGGAAAACACCAGTCCGGAACGTCTTGGCAGGAGACTCACACGCTTGGAAACGGCACACCAGCTCAGCGAAACGGCGGGACTCATACTCGCCGCCGCGGACAAGCTCGTCGCATACGTCGCCAGCGTGGACGCCAACGGCGATCAGATAGTCGATGAAGCGGTGAACCTCGCATTGAAACACGCCGGCAAGATCAGACAACACGCGACCGTTATCAGGTACGGGATCGCGAACGCGCTTGATAAAGCCGACGCACGCGAAAACTACGAAGCGCACAAACGGAGATTCATGGAAGACCTCCGCAACAGTTTGGGCGGTGAGTGAACGTGGACGGGCAGACGATCCGACAAACCGTATTGGGCACGTGTTTCAGAGGCTACGACACCGGCCAAGTGGAACGAACTGCTGGAGAAAATCGCGCACGCCGTGGACGTGCTCGACGCGGCGAACCGTGAACTATGGCGGAAAAACAAGGAACTGGAACACCAATTGACAAGACCGGAGCATCCAACCAATGAGTGAACGCGCATCACGCACGAACTGGCGGCAGCCCATCACCGGACACAAGTCCAACAGTGGCGGGCACGAAGGCCGGAAACAAGCCGAAAAGCCCACACTGACCGAACAAGGAATCGACGTTGACGAGTTCCTTCGCGACAACCACGCCCGCATACAGCGGCTACGCGGAACCAGGGCACGCAAACCCTTGGAACACGATCGGAGAAGAGACGAAGTGTTCGACACGTTCAAACGCCTCAGCCAAAGCCGGAAAGGAAACGTGAGCGCAAGCGACGTGGCGCGAACGCTGCGACTGCCGAACAGCACGGTGCTGTACCAGATGAAAAGCCTGCTCATGCTGGGAATGCTGGACAGGCACGGATACACATGGACGTTGGCAACAAGAAAGGATACACGGTGACGGGCATGATGCGCTTTTCGGAATCCGAACTCGACGAACTCCGCAGGCTCCGCGACAACGGCGAACCGTTGGAGCCGGGAGAACTGCGCGCGGTGAACAGGAAGGAGCTGTTCGACCGCCACGGCAAACCCGAGCCCACGGCAAGCGAACCCATGCCGGAACCCGTAGCGGAGCCCATGCCAGACGCCGCCATCGACGCCGCATACCGGAAAGTCTACGAAACATGGATGGAACAGTCCAAGACAGGCCGTCCGACAGAACGCAGCATAGCGAAGGCGTTAGGGAAAAGCGGCTCCACCATCCACCATCACATCGCGAACATGGTACGCGACGGGTACCTCCGTAAAGACGCGATACGCGGCCGGGAATACGTGCCGACCGGCAAGCCATTCGAGCCATCGGCCACGAAAAAAGCGAAACAATCACCGGACACGCTGACCAGAATCCGCGAGGAAACAGTCAGGCTCCGAAACGAGGGCGTCGCATTCGACCCGGCCGAATACGCGCGGATCATCAGCGGACGTGTCGGCAAATCCGAGAAAACGGTACGCAACAATTTCGCCACGCTCCGCAAGGAGGGCGTACTGCCACCGGCCGAGAACCCGTTCTCCGGCCAACGGAAACCAAAACCAGAACCAAAACCAGAACCAGCCGCCAACAAGGAGGAACCAATGAGCCAGACAACCACCGCCACCACGGGGACAGCACCGGAAACCCAGCCGGGGAACCCACGCGCCACCATCGCGAACGCGCTGGTCGACATCTACGACTCCATCTCGGCATTGCAGCGTGCCGCATACCAAGCCAACGACAAGGTGGCCTACATGTTCGCCGCCAAGCTGCTGAACAGCGAAATCATGGACCTCAAGGCCAACTACAGCAAGGACACAAAATGAAGATCAATTTCGATAGCGAGAGTGGCGTTTTCACCATCAAGCCAGAGTCCATGTCGGAAACCATCAGGCTCAGGACGTCCGCGTTGGATATCGCCCATCTGCTGGTCAATTATTTCGACGCCGACATCATCAAAGCAGACATAAACAAGCCAAGCAATCAGCCGGGAGTCTGAAAATGAAACGTATTCCACTCAAGGACACGGAACGCTACACGGTCGAACGTTTCCGGCAGTGCAAGAAAACGGAACGTCATCTCGCGTGGCTGAAAAGCAGGAAGGCCGGCGTGGGCGGTTCCGACATGAGCACGATCCTCGGCCTTAACGCTTTCAAGACACCGTATGAGCTGTGGCTTGAGAAGACCGGCCGCGTGGAACCGGAGGACATCTCCGACAAGTGGGCGATCGTCAAGGGCAATGCCTTGGAGAACGAGCTCAGGAAGCGTTTCCGCGCCAATCATCCGGAAATGCTCGTCACGGACGGCACCGACAAGCAGTTCATCGCCCGCGAGAGGCCATACCTGCGCGCATCCCTTGACGGCATCCTGCAAGGGGAGGACGGCAGTTTCGGAATCCTCGAAATCAAGACGGCCGGCAACCGTCGAGCGGGAGACTGGCATGACGAGGACGGCAACCTCCGAATCCCGCCATACTACCTGGCTCAGGTCGAGTTCTACATGCTCGTCACGGGATGGACATGGGGATTCGTGTACGCGGCCATTGGAGACGAGGAGCCGGTGGAGATTCCGTTCAAGGCCGATGTGGAGGACATGGCCGCGATAGGCAAGGCCGCAGCCGACTTCTGGCATTTCGTCACTTCTGGCACGCCACCGCAGCTCACCACAGGCGGGGACGTGCAGAAGGCGTTCCCGGAACCCACGCCGGACATCGTGGACGAAAGCGCCGACGATGACCTGTACGACCTGCTCGCAAGATACGAGAGCGCCACCGGAATGCTTCATGACATGAAGGCCGCTCAGAAGGAATTGCAGGAGCAGATCATCCTGCGCATCGGCTCGCATACGGGCGTGCGCTGCGGCAACCTCCAAGCCACATACAAGCCGACGACCCGCAAGGAATACGTCGTCAAAGCCGCCACATACCGCAGATTCGCTTTCAAATCCATCGAAGAAAAGGAGCAATAATCATGGGACAGATCGCACAGCAGGCACAGGGACAGCAGTTGCAGCCGCTCAACCCGAAGGGCAAGCTCAAGCAGCTTGTGGAGCATTCATGGCCGCAGATCGCACGGGTCATCGGCGGCAACCTCGACAGCGAGGCATTGTTGCAGATGTGCATCAGCAGCATCAACCGCACGCCGGCCTTGGCGGAATGCACGCCGGTCAGCGTCCTCTCCTGCTTCATGCAGTGCGCCGCCCTGGGCTTGCGCCCGTCCGACGTTGACGGCCTGGGACAGGCGTACATCCTCCCCTACGGCAACAAGAACTACGCGGCCGGGGAGAAGCGGGCCACGTTCGTCATCGGCTACAAGGGAATGCTGAAGCTGCTGGAGAACAGCGGAATCTACGCGCAGCCGCGAGCCGTCTACGAGGATGACAACATCAAGCTCAAGCTTGACGAGAACGGCGTGCCGACCATCGAATGCCCCGACGAGGTGAACGTTGACGCCGACCATAGCGAGGACAAGCTGAAATTCGTGTACCTGAGCGTCCAACTGCCGAACGGCGGACGCTACGCCGACTACATGTCGAAACGCGATCTGCTCGAATACCGCGACAAGTACGCGCCACGCAACCGCAGGCAGCAGATCACCGGACCGTGGGTGAAGAACTTCGTGGAGATGGCGAAGAAGACCATCATACGCCGCAGTTTCAAGTACATGCCGGTCAGCATCGAGGCGAAGAAGGCCGCGAGCGTTGACGAGACCACGCCGGACTACAGCGACGTGTTCCAGCCGGTAATCGCCTCCGATGCGGTGGACGATGTGACGGCCGAGGTCATGGAAGCGGACGGCGAAGTCGAGAATGCGGGCGATGTGAAGGAGGCCGAGTGATGGCCGGAGAGACCGTTATCACGATCATTGGGAATCTGACCGCCGACCCGGAATTGCGCACGACCAGCAATGGTGGTGCGGTGGCGAATTTCAGCATCGCGGCCACTCCGCGCGTCTATGACAGGCAGTCCGACCAGTGGGTTGACGGGGATGCGCTGTTCCTGCGCTGCACCGCGTGGCGTGACTTGGCCGCGCATTGCGCCAACAGTCTCGCGAAGGGCATGCGCGTGATCGCACAAGGCCGTTTGCAGCAGCGCTCCTATCAGGCGCAGGACGGTTCCAACCGCACGGTCATCGAGCTTCAGGTCGATGAGATCGGCCCGTCACTGCGTTATGCGACGGCTCAGGTGCGGAAGATGCAGTCAGGCGGATACCAGGGCGGCAACGCCAACGGCGGCGGCTATCAGCAGCCGCAGCAGCCGCAGCAGGCATGGCAGCAGTCGCAGGCTCCGGCCGATGATCCGTGGAGCACGCCAGCCGAAGAGCCATCATTCTGATGCGCGAATGGATAGAACCGCCGGACGTCGAACCGGTATGCCCGGAGCATGGGTGCGCGCTGTATCCGGCGCGCCCCATCCCATGCCCCGAATGTGAGATCGAAGCCGAAGAACAGGAGGCCGACCAATGAGCGGCAAGCAACGCAAGCGCAGTCGCAGGACAGCGAAGGGCAATGGCACGCGCATGGAGAGCGCCGTGGAATCCTATTTGCAGTGGGCATTGGACGACCTGCGCATACAACGCCTCCGTTTGCACGGGAGCAAGGACATCGGGGACATCGGCAACGTGTTTTTCCACGGCCGGCCCGTGTGCATCGAAGTGAAATGGACGCAGACCATGAACGCGCCGCAGCATATGCGCGAGGCCATCCGAGAAGCCGGAAACATGGACTCGCCATACCCGTGGGTCGTCCAGAAAAAAGCGGACGTCGGCCTTACCTCGATCAACAAGCTGGGCCAACAGCACGCCTACACGACACCGGAAACATTGGACGCGATGCTCGCCCTATCGCCACCGTACATACAGGCGATCATCAAGCCGGAACCACTCGGAAGGAAGAAAAACATGCGACTGATCACATTGCAGGAGTTCGCCATGATGCTGAATGACGGCCTCTCGCTTGGCCCAGATAGGGAGGACTGATATGGCTACCAACGTGACCCAGAAGGACAAGACGCTCAACGAGATCATCGACTGGTGCGAGCGGCTTGAGGCTGATGGTCAGCGGCTTGCAAACGCTCTTCTGTCACGACATGAGATGGATGCATACGGTGTCGTGATGGGACAGGCCAACGCATACGGGAAGATCGCAGACCATTGCCGTTCCATGCTCGGCTATTCCGGTTCCATGCCTTCGGAGGTGACGAACCAAAGCGAGGACGCGGAATGAGCAACCAGTACGAGGCTTGCGCGATATTTTGGGCACCGTCGAGTGGAGGAGTGCGGTATTTGAAGAACCTCGACACCCTGCAAGATCGGCTGAGAGAGGGCTGGCAGGTTACGCGCGTGGACTGCCTCCCGGCCGATACCAAGTCTGGCACCAGCGACACCACACTCATGTACATTCTTGAGAAAGGCGACGACGAACCAGAAACCATACACAGCTCAGAACAGTTGGACCACGAACGTCGCGAGGCATGGCAGAGGGGCTACACCGCCGGATGGAGAGACCGGGGGCTGTGATTTTCCACCGCACACGAGCGAAAACCCATACAAGGGAGGGAACCATTGAAGAAGAACCTCGAACGCATGATCCTCAAGTGGCATGAGGACGGCATCACCTTGGACGAGATCGCCAGACTCGTCCCGCAAGTCCCGAAAGCCGAAATCGCGGCCATCATCCGGCACGACAAGGAGACCATCAAAATCGAAAAGGAAGGAGAGTGATGGACGGATTGGACAAGATCGAGAAACGATTGATTATCGCACTGGAGATATCAGTCGTCGCAATGCTCTTATGGATGGGATTCGGCATCTATGCGTCCTGGTATACGGCTACGCATCACGATTACGGCATGAAGACGGTCAGGACCGGCGACGTGACATGGGTCTGTCTGACCGACCGCGGCAAGACCATCGGCTGCGACACCGTGGAGGAATACCAGTGAACGGTATGGGCGTTGGGTACAAGCATCTTGACCAGCTGCGTGATCTCGCGCAGAACGAAGGAGATAAAAGTAGTCGAATTCGACCACTTTTAGACGGCATGGGCACGTTGCATACAAGCATCTGGACCGGCTACATCATCTGGCCGAAAGGCGATACGGGACTGCATACATGCCGAGTGTACGAGACGATCCAAGAGGCATCGGATGCGGCACAGGAGCATGCCGACTTCCATCACAGGCCGTACGAGGTGCGCGTAACCTGCGATACTTCGCAGCGAATTATTAAGACCTTCGAACCAAGGAAAAGCAAATGAGCGTCAACAGTGAGGAAAAAAAAGAAGTACTGGCAATGGGTGCTCTCCATCATGCTTGACATGGCTGAAGATCAGAGAATCTACCGGCAGGCACGCATCAAATCGTCTGAAGCATTGAACCAGACCATCAAACGCATCGGGAGGGGGAATCTGCCCGACTGGATGCTGGAGAAATACATGGAGCAACCACCGAACCAAGGAGACGGTAATGAATGAAGAAGTACAAGTGGGAACCAGCTGCATCACATTCCATGTGACGGCGTTCTACCCGCCAATGGATATTGCGGAAGCTTGCGTGGACGTACCGATGTACGTGACCACCGGCGCAACGATTGGAAACCACAGAGAAGGCAGCATCCCAGCCCACGTGCAGAAGGATTTCGACAAGAAGGTAGAGCACGCATTGCAAGTGTTCGCCGACACATTGAAAGCATCATTCAAGGAGGAGTCCACGGATGTTCAACCATGACACCGACGAGGAAGGAATGTGGCAATGAGCGACGTGCACGAATCATTGACGGACTGGCTGACGCTGCCCGTGAGCACGCTCGCCGGGCATAGGGCGATAGTCCAACTCGACGAGGGCACGATCATCGACGGGTATTTGGAATACGTACCGTCGAAGCTCCGCAAGGAACTACGAGGCGCGACGGAAGGAATCTGCGAATCATTGACGGTCGAAGGCGTGTATCAGCCGGTAATCATCAGCGTGAATGCCGGTGAGAAGCATCTGGCCAATGGCGTGAAAGCCGTGAACATACTCAAGGAGATGAGCGCATGAGCGTACTGTACCACGGTGGGGTTCCAGACCTGAAGCCCGGCGACATCATCGAACCGGGGCACGGTCGGGACAATTACGACGATTGCCCCATCTGCCGTGCCAGACGCGAAAAAGGCGCGTCGGCCATCGAAGGCACCGGCCACCCGGAACAGGTGTACTGCACCGGATACCGTGACTACGCCGCACTCTACGCGTCAATGTACGGCAAAGGCGACGTGTATCAGGTGCGTCCGGTCGGGGAACTCGAAGCCTCCATCGACGAGGATTTCGACGGCTGCTACCGGTGCGACCGGCTGGTGGTTGTCAGGGTTGTCGAAAGACACGTCACCCTCACTGCGAAACGTCGCCGGAAGGTCATCCGGCTCATGCAGCGTTTGGAGGATGGCATATGCCTGAACCCGCTGCCACGAAACGCCACCCCGGAAATGATCGAACGTTGGGCGGCACGCGAATACGCCGACATGCGGCACATCATGCGCGAAGCCGAAAGGAGCATCAAATGAGCATAAGAGTGAGCACAACCTACTTGGCGATATGCGACTATCCGGGCTGTTGCCTGGAGCACGAATTCTGGGAATTAACCGAGGAACACGCAATCGACGCCGTTATCGACGATGAAGAATGGCTGTGCCTGTTCACCGGTGACAATAAGCCGAGATTCTTCTGTCCCGCGCACTTGCGATACGTGCAAAACTCGCGGCATGTCTGGTCGAACGTATTTTACGATTCCAACAGTCCATACACGCAAACAACCTCGCACGCCTTAAACAGGTACTACGAGGATATGGGCACACCGCAACCACTGCCGAAACTGGAATGCGAGGACACGATAATCGCCATTCTGCAAGACGAAAACTGGGAGGAAAACGATGGCTACGAACGTAACTGAAAAAGACAAAGCATTGCAAGAAGTCATCGACTTCTGCACTAACTGGGCGAAGGCGCTTTACGACGATAAGGAAGGCAATTGCTACGAGAACTTCTTGCAGGCCGATGCCCTGATGCGTGTGATTTGCAAATGCCGTCACATGCTCGGCTACAGCGGCTCCATACCCGGCGAGGTGCCGAATCCAAAGCGACGACGCGAAATGACGATTGACGAACTGCATGATTACTGCCGTTACCTCTTCGACGAGAACCATGTGCATGGCGTGCCTGACAAGTGGAGCGAAGGCTACGAGTTCGCGCTCAGCCTTGTCAAGTTCAAGTGCCATGAGGGATTAACAGACGAAGACCGCAAGGCTGTAGCCGAGTGGCGGGAAAAACATTGGAAGGACGCGAAATGAGCAGGACTGATACCACCGCCATGCTGTCCGAGCTGGTTGAGAAGCGTCTGAGGAATCAGACCGCGTTCTGGGCAAGCGAGGTCAACTTCGACCGCGGTACGCCTGACGAGCGGCGAGTGGACTACGTGGGCTTCAAACCGTGGAACATCAATGGCGAGCCGGTGCCGGCAAGCGTGGAGAAAGGCTGCTTCGGGTTCTACGAGGTCAAGTCATGCATGGCTGACTTCACGAGCGGCAACGGCCTGACGTTCTACGGCGACCAGAACTATCTGATCTGCACGAAGGGACTGTGCGCCGATCTGGTCATGGGCAAGATGGTGCCCGAGCGCGTGAACGCGATCCTGACACCGGATTCGACCGGCTCGAAACTGATTCCCGATTATGTGCAGTCCTACAACGACATGTCATACAGGCGACGTCCCGCAAGCGAAATCCTGTGGGTTATGGTCAAGGCTAACGGAAAGAGGACGAATTGAGCATTGCGGATGATGAAGCCGAGAAGGCGTATCCGACCCGCTACTGGAATGGAACGCATGTCAAGGAACAGTTTTCCTGCGACACTGACGATCTACAGGAAGCTTACCTGCGCGGCCGCAACGTGCCACCCACGAATGCCGAGATAGAGGCCGTGGCGAAGAGGCTGTTGTGGCGGGACATGGCGTCAGTCTGGGAAGATGTCACGCCTTGTGAGGACTGTTTCTGGACGCTGGTCAGGCCGGAAGAACAGGCCATCTATCTCAGGGACGCTCGGATAATGCTCGAAACCGCAAGGAAGGCGGCAAACGAATGAGTCGCGATGACAAGGCCGAAACACTCGCCGTCGCCGCCGTCGTACTGTTCTTCGTACTGTTCTTCGCCCTCGTCGCCTATTTCGGCTGGGCGGAAGCAACGGCGGACACCATCATCCTTCGCGACGGCAGCCGATCATACGCTTGCCAGACCAGCAGGATCTCACCAGCGCCACACAACTGCAAGCCAGTCACGGAGAAATCATGAGCATCGTATACGTCGAATGCGCCCACTGTGGCGAGACCGTCGGCACCTACTACGTCACATGCCCGTACTGCGGGTACCGGCTTGTGGACGCCATGCAGGCCATCGGCGAGGCACTGCCGAAACTGGAATGCGAGGACGCCATACTCGCCGTCATGAAAGAAGAAACAGAATGAGCGATTTCACCGGTTCCGGTGGAGCCGCCTATATGTCGAACCGCATGGACTGGGAGACGCCAACCGACTTGTTCTCCAAGCTGGATGACGAATTTCACTTCACTCTGGACGCGGCTAGCAGCGCGACGAACCACAAGTGCCAGAAATACTATACCGCTGAAAACAGCGCATTTAACCATGAATGGGGGGGAGACGGTATTCTGCAACCCTCCATACGGCAGAGCAATCGCGGAATGGGTGCGCAAATGCAGTATGGAGGCCAGCCGCAAAGGCACCCTCGTCGTCATGCTCCTGCCCGCCCGCACCGACACACGTTGGTTCCAACAATTCATCCTCAACCGTGCGGAGGTCAGGTTCCTCAAAGGCCGACTCCGGTTCGAGACGAACGGCATACCGGGCGGCCCGGCGCCATTCCCCAGCATGATCGTCGTAATGCGCACCGGAAAAAGATGAAGGAAGGAGAGAGATAGATGGCTAGGCGCGGCTACGTGCAGTTGGCTAACGGCTTCTACCTTAACCGTAAGGTGCGCCGTCTGCGCCGTACCATGCCCTCCGCGATAGGCGCGTACGCCATCATGCTTTCCTACTGCGGCGACAACCTCACGGACGGCTACGTGGACGAGGACACCGCCGAGTTCGTACTCGACATCACCGTTCAGGAGCTTGACGCATTGCAGCAGACCGGATTGATCGAGACCGTGGACGGCGGCTATGTCATCCACGATTATCTTGAGCACAACCGCAGCCTCCAGCAGGTCATGGCCAAACGCAAACGTGAGCGCGAACGGTATTCTGCCGAAAGTCTGCCGGCAGTCTGCGCACTTTCTGCCGGCAGAATCGAAACAGAATCGGGACAAACACCAGAACACCAGAACACCAGAACACCAAAGAAAGAGAAAGAAGAATATTCTTCTTCTTTCTCCAAAGAAATCGGGGTAAGCGACTTCGAGCTGGCGAGGGAGAAGGCGCACGCCAACGCCGACATCATCCGAAACTATCCGAAACTCGACCTATCGGACGCATGGGCGGCATTCGCACAACACCATTCCGGCGAGACACGCTCCGTCAACGACTGGACACGACTATGGAAAGGCTGGTGCCAACGCAGAGCCAAAATGGCGCACATCGCACAGACGACGCCGCACACGCACACATGGGCTTGCGAACACACGCTGAAACGCCTCGGCCTCGAATCACGCGACGAGGTGCAAGACCTGGCCGAAGCGCAGCGAACGGCGAACGAACTGAACAAGGAAGACCGAAATGGAAGAACCTGAACTCACCGAACAGCAAAAAACAGCCCTCAGAAAAGCAATCGGCGACATCATCGGAGACTACACGCCGTGGGTGCTGGTCATGGAAACCACGCCACTTGGGGAGACAGACACGGCATACTCCGAAAGCGTGACCGACACGCATTCCAGCGCGTTCACGATCATCGGACTGCTTGACAGCGAACTGGCCCAACGACTCGGCTAGGTTGCGTTCGAAGACGCATGGTAGAATCGTCGAAGCCGGTTCGATCGCACGCCGCAAGGCACTGGCCCAGGAAACCCATACCCAATGAAAGGCCGAAAGCGATTGCCGGAATGCAAAACCCGCTCATGCTGGCGTGAGCGAGACCCCGAACGCCAACTATGCGCCAACTGCGAAACCCGCCTCACCGACAACCTCAAATGGCTGGCAACACACCTGCCATCACTGGAAAACGGGAAACTCAACCGCATCAACAAGAACAGGGACATGAACGGCAACGGCGGAAACGGATACTCCGCAACCCCGCCACTGCGCGAAACCATCTACGACCTGCTCTACGAGCGCGACGAACACGGACTTGACGGCGTGCAACCCACACTCCAGGCATTCGCCACATGCCTGGGCATCCAATGGATGCACGTCACGCCACTGGCCGACCTCGCCAAACGAATCCTCGACCCGAAGGCAGGACACACCCACTACCTGCTCTCCACGGCGACCCCCGTCTACGCCGAACAGATACGCATCCTCGTCAAGCAGTGCTCACGCATCCTCGACCAGGGACACGCCATCAACCTCGGCACATGCCCCAACACCGACTGCAACACGCCACTGACAGCCGACGCGACGGCGACCACGGTCAAATGCCACGGATGCAAGAACACGTGGAACATCAACTACCTAAGAAGCATCATGAACCAGAAAATACTCGAATCGGAATACACGGGCACCATGCGCCAGATCATCGACCTGCTCGCGCAATCCACCGGACAGATCGTCAACACGAACACGTTCAAAAGCTGGGTGCACCGCGGCCAACTGAAACCGGCGGGCGGAACCAACGGCCACCCCACATACCGCATCGCGGACGCATACCGGCTCCTGCTCGGCCTCCAACAAGCCGGACAAACCGCCGACAGCGTATGGCAACTGCTCTCCACCAAGCAGAAAGCGGAATAATGGCGCGAATCATGAGAATCCACATCGTCACCGCCGACGTGCGAGACAAGGACAGCTACAGGGATTACACGACCCTCCCACCGGAAAGCGTTCTTGGCTGACGACCGTTCGCGAGGAGACGGAACTCAAGTATGGCGAGTTCGTCAGCATCATGGGTGTTTACGGTTCGCGTGACCGGGCAGAACATCGCGTGGATGAACTCGTTAGAGAAGGCTTCACTGTTTTCCCGATCGTCGAATGCGTTGTGGACGCGAACTGCTGGAAATACATAGGAGGCCACGCGGAATGAGCGAGACAATCAAAATCAGTGGAAAGTGAGCGCGTCATGCGAATCCACCTAGTAACTGCGAACGCACAGGATCACAACGAATACATCGAGTACCGGGACCAACCATATAATCCCGATCCGTTCACTGACACCCCGATGCACATGGGCGAAACGCCATACACCGCGGGATTTGTAAGCATCATGGGCGTTTACACGACACGCGAACAGGCGGAGACACGTGCAAACAAGCTTGCCCGCGAGAAATTCCCGGACTTGCGAATCATCGAGATTGAAGCGGACTCGGACTGTTGGCAGTTCATTGGTGGAGGTTGGCTCTGGTGAACAAGCAGACAATCACAGCAGACCATCTGAACGCCACGCACTTGGGCAAGCGAATCACCATCAACAGCTTGCATGGCACCGTCGTGTCAGGCAAGCTGAAAAAAATCAGCGCCGACTACGCCAGCATGCCCGATTTCACGGCTTACTTCCCCTACGAAGAAAACAGGCCCAGAAAACTGATGTACAGGAAAGACGTTCACATCATCCTGCACTTGTCGAACCAAGCCAACGACGATATCAAGGCAATCGTACACGAGAACACGGAACTACAGGTAGAAGACGAGATCGTGTAGAGCAGCTTAGCCCGCACCATGACACAGACAGGTAGACCATTTTGCCGACGCCAGCAAAATGGTCAGAACACTGCGTTAAGCGCCGCCTGAGTGGTCTACAATGGCCCTGATAACAACAAATGCGTTTAGCGAGTGTTCGCCAAACGCTGCAAACCGGCTTCATCATCCTCGGGATAACGGAACCGCGCTTCGATACCCTCGGCTTCGAGGATCGCTCCTATCTCACGTGAACGCGCGTTCACTATCGCGTAATCGCCCTTGTCACGGCCATACGTGTCGTAATGCGCCTGCGAACGATAGTAGAGCAGATCCACATGGCTGGGTGCATGCCCTTGCGTTTCCGTCATCTCTTCCACCGCATCCAAAGCGGCCTCGACCGCTTCGACATGCTGCGTGAGCATACTTTTCAAGTCGGGCGTGTTGTGGAAATCAATCCTCCTTGCCCAGATAATCCTGCAATCCGTCGCCAGCTTTGCCATTCAGCCCGCGACGGGACATGTCGTAATAGTCGAGCATCTGCGGACTGTTCCACCCGCCTGCGGCCATGATGTCCCTGTCCGGCACGCCAGCGTCACGGGAGAGCGTGCAGAACGTCCTCCGCAATGAATGCGGCGAAATATCCGGCACGCCCACGCGCAATGCCACGGACGATACGATGCCCACGGCGGTCTGCTGCCGCAGACGCGCGCCGGAATCCTCACGGAACACCGCACCACGCCTACGTTCGCCAATGAGTCGTGCGAGAGCTTCGGCCGCCTCGGAGGGAATGGCCACACGCTGAGACCAGTCGCCCTTGCGGTCGAACCGCACCCACGGACGCCCGTCATCCAGATGACAGTCTTCGACATCCAACCCAAGCGCCTCGCTAACCCTCGCACCGGTCAACAGCAGCAGACTGCACAGGGCATCCGTCCGCGCATCCATACCGCGTGCTTCGGCCAGAAAAAGCCTAGCCTGCTCGCGGGTGAGGTACGTGCCATCAGAATGACCGTACGTTTTCGGCCTACGCACATGCTCGCCCGGATTGCAGTCGATATACCCCTCCTCACAGAGGTAGCGGTAGAGGCAGCATACGACGCTCAGATTCCTGCACACCGTGTTTTTCGCCGCTGGCCGCATGCCGCCGTCATAGGCGGCGAACACCTCGATATGAGTGCGCGTCGCCCGCAGCATGTCGATGCCGTTATCCGAACACCAGCGGAGCCATCGCGATACGACGCTCCGATACCCCGCCCTTGTACCCGGCGTCAGGCCAGCAAGGAACCCGGCGATCATGTCGCTCACCGTTTCCATATGCGCACCGTCTCCTTGCAGATCAAAGGCTTGTCGGACGGGCCTTTGACGAATGGCGGTATCCACTGCCTACGCCTCAACGAATGATTCGGCCCATACGCCTGATTGCGCCAGAAACCACGCACGATAAAACGATGGGTGTATTCGCGTCGCACTTGTTCGTCATTGTCGGAGCTTTCACCTGGACGATGCAGGTTCTCACGCAGCACCAGCATCTTGACCTTGCGGATCTCCGGCTCGAAGCGCGACGGCAGTGGGTACCTCGCGCTCGGCGCGGCCGGCTTGGCCTGGCAGATGCGCGGCTCGCCACTCAGCGCCCAGACCGCGTACAGCAGGTCGCAGACCCAAAGGAAGCTCCCATCGCCCTCGCGGACGACGGAAGGAGCGAGCCCGACGACGGGGAGGCCGAATAAATCGGCGTGCATCTCCCTGATGCCCACTGGATTGTCCGTGAACACCGATATTTTGACGCCCCCACGACCAACGTCCTGCCACAGGATCGCGGCTATGCGCGTCTCTCCGAACCCGTCGTTGTCAAGGTGGAATGAGATGTGCTGCACGTCGCCCTCGAAAAATATCATCCCGCATTGCGTCGGCGGGTCGGGTTTCGGGAAATCTCCGGCCTGCACGGTGTCCTCGGCCAGACGAGTCATGTCTCGGCTGACCCACCACAATTGCGCGGTCCTGATCTGATCGGTCATGCTCCAGGCGTTGGCCATCATGGCCTCGTATTGGGTTTGCGTGCCGAGTTCCCCAAGCCTG